AACCAATGAGCGGAGGAGTCGCCCAACCCAATCATTTTGGGTCGGAACCAGCTCCAACCATATCGACTGATTCTAGCCATTTCTCAAAGGAGAGCTTTGTTTGGTCAGTTCTCTTTTGTGAGTGCCAAGCCAAGAAAAGCGAATAGCTCATCCTAGGGTCGTTACTCATTGCAGAGATACTGACTCCGAACTTATCCTCAAACGCAACCATATCGGCAGCGTTGCAAGTTGTGTCCTTTACTGCTCCGTCTTCGTGTGTAATCTGTAGATTTATTTTCAACTTATACTCCTGTTGTTATGATACGGCTTTGGTGACGGTTCCGCTCATAGGGAATGTCACGCTGAATGTTGACAAATCTCCTACGGCCCCGCTCACGGGAGACAAGGAATTTATCAAGAAGTTAGCTGTATAGCTAGGGCTGTCTGCTGAAGCAACGGAACCGTTACCTGCAATAACAATAATCTCGACAAGCGTTCCGACTAGGTCTTCGGTTAGCACGGTGTTTAGTGAGCCTGCTCCAAAGTCGGTGTGGAAGTCTAGGGATAGTGAGCCGGACTTTAGTCCACCTACAACTTCAGTAAATCCACCCGACGCAAAGTCGGTTACATCAACCTCTGTCGAAGTAATGGTAAGTTCGGCACGAGCAACGCTTGCGCTTACGTCCGTTCCACCGATTGAAACATTGTTTCCTGTTACTACGTATTTTGCCAATTTGTTCTCCTTTTATGCGTAGACGGTGACAGCGAACTCCGCTGCCAAGTAATCGCTTTCGTTTACAGTTATTGAACCAATGTTAGGCATTGACTCGACGATTAGGTCTTGGCAAGCACCGCTCAGTGTTCTATTAGATTCTATCGCACTCTTGCAAGATGAGTCTCCGGTAGGTTCTGAGTAAAGGTCTAGATACCTTTGAGCCTGCCTTTCAGCAGCACGCCCGACAATCACTCGGACAGTAAACGAAAAGATGTTGAGTCCGCCTGAAAAGGCTTGGTGATACTGGATAGAGTTCAGGCTCACGATGGCAGCAGGAGGCGACACTTGGTCGGGTATTTCTTCAAAGACCCTAAGCCCTGAGATTGTTCTTAGGTTAGTGGCGATGCCTGACCTTATTGCAGCGATGCTCACGCAAACCTGATTTTCCTGTAGGGGTTGATTAGTCTCTCGATGTCCGGGTCAAACTTGCTAACCCTAACAACTCCAATATCTCCAAAGCCCATTACTCCACCGGGAGAGTCATTGCGCTTGAAAATTCTTGAAGCAAGTAGCACGGTTGCTTGCTTGATTGCTATTGGCGCTGTGGCAAACCCAAAGGTTCCTTCGACTCTGACAGTTACCTCTAGTCCGCTACTGGGCCAGTAGTAATTTCCGACAGCACGAAGGGTGTCAAAAGGAACGGACATTCCCCCTGCGATTCCGTTTAGCGGTTCCAGTTGGTAGTCGGACTCCGACCAAGTTGTGTCATAAGTTCCGTCTGCTGACGTGCTTGACTTGATTGAAGTCAGACTTGAAACATCGTCAATTTCGCAGACTAGAGAATTACGAGGAGTGAAAAAACGGTGTGTGTCTGTAGGGAAGAACTGTCGCTCTGTGGCTTGGTCTATGTCTCGACTAGCGCTTTCGATTGCGAGTTCTAGCAAGTCGTCGTCGATGGTGTCGCTAACTGGGATTCTAAGAGAAGCCTTGACCTCGTTTAGAGTGCAGTATCCATTTGTAATTGCCAAAGTAAACCTCCAATCTATAGTCTAACTTAGTTGGTCTAGGTAGCGAAAAGCCCTCACCATTTCTGGCAAGGGCTTTTCTCAACGAAGGAACTATGAAGACAAACAACATAGCTCGCTAATCGTAGCATAGCGAAACCCTGTTAGCAATCTACAAACTAACAGGGCCTCGGTCTAGTTCGTTGGGTTAGCTTGCGCCACCTACGAAGTGCTTAACCTCAGTGTTTGAAGTTAGGTCGCCGTCAACACGGAGAAGGAATCTCCAAGTTGTTAGGTCGTTCTGGAAAGCAAACTCAGTGGAAGACGCAACGTCCAGTCCACCTGCGAGGCGAACTTTGTAGCTGTCCATTGAGCCTGCGATTACAGACTTCTCGTCGATAGCGGTGTCTTCCATATGAGGATTCTCTAGAACGTTGAAGCCAGCGAATGTGTCCTGACCTCCGGGGCCTACCTGTGAGATGTTGTATAGGTAGTTTCCAGCAGTGTCCTTTAGCTTGCGAGCCTCACCGATTGACTTGGTGTTCATCATCAACGCCATCGAAGGTTTGCGCCTCGTAGCCGAATCAACCGAATAGATAAGTGAGATGAGGTCGTCCGCCGTGAAAGCACCTGCAACACCAGTCGCACCTGTTACGCCAGCGCCAGAAGCGGTAACGATTCCGTTTGGCTGTGAAGAACCAGTGCCAGTTGTTAGAGCAGCGTTGACCGCAAAGCCCATTCCGTTTCCAGCCTGCTGCGCTAGGTGCGCACCCAACGGGAATCCGCTGTCGGATACCAGTTCATTTGCGGCTTGAATTATTCCGCCATATTTAAAACTTTGCAGAACGATGCTGCCATAAGTCGGCTCAACATCATCAAGCGAAACGCCTGCGCCCTTTAGGGTCATTGCAGAATATGCGTTCAAGGTTGGGATAGTAATATCTTCACCTGAAGTTGTCTGAATGATTTGAGGAACCTCAAGCATTGGCCCGACTGCCCTCGCTATGTCGAACACCTCGTCGTAAAAACTTTTTGGCACTAAGTTGTTGTTTGGCACTAGAGCCGCACGCTTTTCGAAGGTGTGTCCACGCTGTTCTCCACGAGCCATTGCTCGGAAGATGTCAGACGAAGAACGCTCCTCGGTTACCGCTGGGACAAATCCCTTGGCTGCCAATGATGCTTCTACGTTGCGCTCCTCGGAACGCTGAGCAATCGTGATGCTGTCGTCAGCCTTTCGGATGTCAACTTCGATTGCGTCAATCTTTGCTAGTTCAGCACTGTCTAGTCCACGACCTTCAGCTTCGGCGAAGTCAATAACTTCTCGAACCTGCGTAATAAGGTTGTTGCGAACTTCGTGCTGAGTCTTAATGAACTCAGACATTTAGTCTCCTTGTTAGGTAATTTGCATTTCGGATGCAGTGGCGTTAACGCTCAACAGCAGGGTCGGCAGAGCTGACTCTTATCCGATGTATTTAGTTTACAACAGGTGCGCAGGGTTACACCTGCGGATGGTAGCAGTTATCAAATAATAAGCAAGAACATTTAAAAACTAGTTATCACAATTAGATAACAACTAGTGTTTTATTCGAACAGATGTTCGGGTGCGTGTTCACTGGGCAAGACCCACCATTTCGCTCAGGTCGGACGTTCGCTGTGATGCCTGCGTGGTTGTGGCTAAGAGTAGGGTCAAAGCCGTTAGCGAGGATGCTAGGGGTGTCTGTGTGGCTGTTTGTCTTTCGTTGTCAAAAGGTGTTATCGAACAAGTGTTCTAGTTAAAAGGGAAACCCCGACGGTTCCAAGAAGTCCGTCGGGGTGAGACTTGATGCTTGGCGACTAGCGAATGTCAGTCGGCTTGGTTACACGAGTCTCTTTTTTAGCCCTCTCAAATGGAGCGCTTTCCTGCGCCACGTCTTCGCCGTCGCTGGCTTTCGGTGGAGTCTCAGAGTCGAGCGCAACTATTGCATCGGCCCACTTTTCAACATTGACTCGAACAACTCCGGAGTCGGGGTTGCCAGAAGCGTCAAGAATTGCTTTGACAATTTGCTCTTTGTTAGCCATTAGATTCCTTTCATTAGAAGCTCAAGCTTCTTCTTTTTTAGCGCAAGCAACCCAAGGTCGCCGACAACGATTGGTTCTGGTATGACTTCGGCTTCGGGAGCTAAAGTCGTAATCACTTGATTTAGGAGTTCTTGTTCTTCACCCGTTATGTTGAGTCCATCTTCAATCTTGCCCAAAGCTTCAGCTAAAGCGTCAATGCTTACAGACGCACGCTCTGCTGCTTTTTCAAATTTGCGAACCGAAACGGTTCCAGCCGTTGCGGTATATGCAGGCGAACCCACAAGGCTCACTTCAAACAGCCTCACAGAATTTAGAGTGCGCTCTGAGCCGTCACTTGACCAAGCGTCCCCTCCTGTGGGGACACTAAAGCCGAAAGACATAGCATCGACATCCTTGCGGCGCAACAACTCGGCGACATCCCGGCCTCGGCTCGTATTAGGCAGCACGCCTTCCACCATTAGTCCCTTGTCGTCTTCGGTAAGGCTTAGGGTCTTTGCACGAGTTGAACCAAGAATCTCGCCGGAGTCGTGGTTCCAAAGAAACTTGACATCGTTGCGAGACTTTAGTGAACGCTTGAAAGCGCCTTGCGCAATCCGCTCGGTGAACGGAAGTGGCAGGCTCGGGGAGTTGAACATTGCAGCGTACCCGCTGAAGTGCATCCCGTCTGTTTCTTCCCGAATCTCAAAGTCGGTCGTTGTTACTCGTTGCTCAATTCCTGACACTGTTGCGCCCTTCAATTAGTCTTCTTTGAGTTTACCATCTTGGTTGCTTTCGGCCTAAAGGTTGCAGGCTCAATCGTTGGTTCCTCAACCGCTGCCTTGGGTGGTTCAGGCTGAGCTTTAGGCGCTGCAACAACCTTGTTGGTAGTCGCTGGTATTCCGCTCTTGCTTGGTATTAGTGCCATTGTTTCCTACCTTTTCTAATCGACTTCGTAAGCGCTTGTTGGGTCTTCAGGGTCAACTTGTGCAATTCCTTGGAGCTGGACGCTCGGCAGCCCAGTGTGAGCGACAGGAGGCAAGCCCATTGCCACTAGCACTTCGGTTGGGTCGTAACCTGCAAGCACCAACTTAGAAGCCATCGTCACACGCTTGTCTGTTGCAACCAAGTCGGCAGAGTCGATTCCAACATTAGCGAGTGGGACTCTAGGCATATCGGCGCTTGGGTCGTCGATTGGTCTTAGGTCTTCAAGTCGCCTGACATCGTTGACGCTCAGGAAACCGCTTTGCAGTCCTGTCGAGTAGGCAGCCATTCTATTTTGAATGTCGGCTCTGAGCAGTCCGTCGATGTTGAACTTTAGGAAAGAGTTTTCTCCTCCTGCTGTTCTGGACATTAGAGGGCTGAAAGCGCTTTCGATTTTTGCGATTATTGGACGGAGGCAGTGGGTCACAAAAGCGAGATTGTTTTGCTCAACCGAGCTGAAGGTATTGGAGCCGGGGAGGTTTAGCATATTGCTAGGAACTCGGAACGCTCGTGCAACATCTTCGACTGCAAGCCTGCGAGAATCCAAGAACTGCGCTCGGTCGTTCTCGGTGTTTGTCTGAGTGTATTTAGCGCCTGCCGAAAGTATGGCAGTCTTGTGCGCCTTGTTCCAGCCAGAGTGCCTTGAGTCAAATCCTGTTTGCAGGTTCTTTGCTTGGTCAGCAGTAAGGTTGCCGGGAAATTCAATCACGCCTGAAGTCTGAGTTCCAGAACCAAAGAACTTAGCGGCATAAGCTTCGAGGGCTTTTGCTAATGCAAAGTTTTCTTTGAGTGCTTCGACTCGACTGACGCCACGAATATTGCCGGGCCTTACAACATCGGGAATGAAAATGACTTGCTCGCTACTTAGCAGCACGTCGTCTTGG